GGTCGGGTCGAAATCGCCTACCTGCGGGCCGATATTGAGCCGGATCAGGGTGATCGCGTCGAGGTTGACGGCGAGGCCTTCGTGAACGTGAAGAAGCTCAGTGACGACGGCTCGCGCAGCCGGTGGCTGGTGCGCCGTGGCTGAGCTGGCTGAACCCCTTTCCTGGCAGCTGGTGGAGTTCCTGCGCGAGCGCGTGAAGCTGATCCGTACCTCGGCCGGATTCCGCACCGATATTGGGAGCGGGCTGATCGTGGTGGACGACGACGAGGTGCCCGAGGACCAGTCGGAGCCCGCAACCGTCATCTCGGTCCAGCAGCTTTCGCGCAGCGGCGGCGGTAGCGCGCAGGCAAGCTCCGATGCCGCTATCACCATCGAGTTCGAAGTTCCTCGTGGGAGTGGTCGGGAGAACCCACGGCTGCTGGTTCACCGCGCCAGGCATGACCTGATCCGCGCCCTGACGCTGAACGCCAAGATGCTGCCGATAGGCGTCACCGCCTTCGAACTGCTGACAACCCAGATGGCAACCCTGGAAGACGACGCAGGGCACTCCGCCGTCGTCGCTCAGATCACCGCGCGGGCTGGTCTGACCGAGACCTTCGAGCCCGTCCCTAACCCGAACCCGTAGGAGCAACACCATGGCACAGCCCAAAGTCCGCAAGTTCGCAGGCGATCTGCGTTTCTGGGAGCACGGCGCGAACGGCGTCCGCATTCCCGTCATCCCCGAGCCGGCCGACAAGTTCGGGAACCAGCCGCTGGAACAGTCGTCGCTGACGTTCAGCTATGAAGCCGGCGACTCGGTGGAGATCAAGAGCAAGCGCCGTGATGCGCGCTATCAGCAGATCATCCACAAGGACTCCAACCCTGGTGTCACCAGCGTGTCCATCACCGCGCTGGAAGTGCCGACTGCCATCCTGGCCCGCATGCTGTACGGCACCTTGGTGGCCACCCAGGTCGCCGCCGGTACCGCCACCGACGTTTCCGTGACCGTGGGTAGCGTGGATACGCCGGTCAAGCTGCCGCACAACTTCCTGCTGGCCGACACCGCGCCGGTCTTCAAGAAGGGTGCCGACGACTTGGTGGAAGGCACCGACTACACCCTCGATTCGGTGCATGGCCTGCTGATCCCGAAGGCCGGCGGTGCGCTGCAGGCAGGCAGCACCGTGGTGGCCAGCTACACCTACGACGCCTACCTGGAAACCGCCATCAGCGGCGGCACCACGCCCAGCAAGTCCTTCCAGATCCTGGGCGACATGCAGGACCGCATCAGCGGCGACGAAGGCCTGCTGACGATCCCGAACGTCGACCTGACCGTGGATGGCGACGTGGACTGGTTCAGCGATGAGCCGATCCAGGTGACGCTGACCGGCCCGGTGATCTTCCAGTCTGGCGAGGCCGATCTCTACACCTTCAAGATCGCGGCGCAGGCGGCGGGCTGAGCGGGTTGGTGACCTCGGCAAGGGGAGGGCGCCTGTGCGGCGCCCTCCCGGCATGAATCAGGAAGGGCTAAGTGGCATCCAATCGCGCCAACAACCTGCTCAAGTACTACGTCAGCGGCCGCCGTGCGAAGGGATTCCACGGCCTGACCGACCTGGCTGGCGAAGTGCTGAACCGCTACGACCTGTCAGTGCAGCGGGCCTTCATCGGTCTGCAGCGCCGCGCTGGGCCGGCCACTACGCAGGAAGTTCGAGCCTCCTACAACATCCGCGCCTCTGCCCTCCGTGGGAAGTACCGGGTGGAGACGGGTGAGCGGGGCTACAGCACGGGCAAGCGCGGCAGGGATGACTTCCTGGCGATCTGGGCCAGCACCCGGCAGATCTCGCTGATCGAGTTCGGTGGCCGCTGGGCGGGCCGCAAGTCCAAGGGCGCTACGGCCAGCATCGGTCTCGGTGAATCAAAGACCTACGACGGCGCCTTCATCGCCACGATCAAGGGCCGCAAGGCCATCCGCGTGCGCAGCTGGGATCGTGCCAAGCAGAAGCGCCACGGCCGCGGCCCGGTTCGCATCCTGCGCGGGCCCAGCCCCTTCGAGATGCTCTCCGGCGCTGACGGCAACAGCCGCGCGCTCACTGCGCGGCGCAGGCTGATGGACCGGCTGCACACCACCTACGTGACTGAACTGCGCCGCCAGTGGCGTATCAACGGAAGCTCCAATGGCTGATCGGCTGGAAGAAGCAATTCGGGTTGTCATCGAAACCCAAGGCCGGGAGGGCGTAGACGACCTGCGCGCGGCGTTCGGCGAACTGGGCGACGTGTCGGTCGAGACCGCCGGCAAAGCCTCCAAGCTGCTCGACTCACTCACCGGGCTGAACACGGCGGCAGCGAAGGCGGACGCCTTCGAAGGCATGCTGACCGACCTTGCAGAACTGGAAAAGCAGTTCGGGGACAACCAGCAGGCTGCCCTGTCGCTCAGCCTCGGCATCGGCGAGATGGAGAAGCCATCGCGTGAGGTGCTGGCTGCCCAGCGCGAGCTGCGCAAAGAGGGCGAGCGGCTGCAGAAGGCGCTTACCGAACAGTGGGACGCGGTCGCCAAGGCTGACACCGAGCTTTCCGCGCTGGGCGTCAACACGGCCAATCTGGCCGACCACCAGCAGCGCCTGCGTGTGGAAGCTACACGCAGCGCGGCCGCCCTTACCGAGCAGGCCCGCGCCGCTGCGGCCGAGGCTGAGGCCGGGCGCCGCCGCAAGCAGCAGATCGAGGAAGGCGAGGCCGCTTTCCGCAAGCAGGCCAACACCAGCAGGGCGGCGGCGAAGTCGTTGGCCGAATACCGCGAGCGCGCCGCTGATGCTGCCGCCGGCAGCGGCGACTTGGCCTCGGCCACCGAGAGCACGGTCAGTTGGTTCGGCCGGCTCAAGGCAGTGGCTGCTGGTGCGATCGCGTTTGTCGGCCTGAACCGCGTTGTCGATGGCATCAAGGCCATCGTCAAGGAAGGCAGCGACGCCGAGCAGGAGCTGGCACAGCTGGAGGCGGCCCTGCACGCCACCGGCCGTACCAGCGAATTCACAGCGCAGAGCCTGGCTGCCATGCGCCAGCAGCTGCAGAGCGGCCTGTTCGATGATGGGCAGATCAGCGCGGCCCAGGTGCGCCTGCTGTCCTACACCAACATCGTGGGCGAGCAGTTCCCGGCGGCTATGCAGATCACCATCGACCAGGCCCAGCGGCTGGGTATGTCGCTGGAGCAATCGGCCGAGACAGTGGGCAAGGCCTTGCAGACGCCGTCCAAGGCGATGGAGAGCCTGAGCAAGCAGGGCTTCACACTGGATGACAGCCAGAAGGCGCTGATCAAGAGCCTGGAAGCAACCGGCCAGGTGGCCAAGGCGCAGGGGATCATCCTCGATCTGCTGGCCGAGTCCTACGGCGGCGCTGCCGCGGCTGCGAAGGTGGGCACCATTGCCGGCCTGTGGAAGACGGCCACTGATCGCTTCAAGGACTGGAAACAGGAAGTCGCCGACCAGGGCGCGCTGACCTACTTCAAGGAACAGCTCACCACCCTGCTGGCGACGCTGGATCGACTGGCCGCCGATGGCAGCCTGTCGCGCTGGGCCAAACAGACCGCGCAGGCCATCATCACCATGGCCGAGGCGGTGAAGGGCACGACGCAGTGGGTTGTGGACCACGCTCGCGTGATCGGGCTGATGGCAGCCGCCTACGCCCAGTTCAAGATCGTCGGTGCGCTGATCCAGCTGAACGCCTGGCGTGCTGGACTGATAGCGGCCACGAATGCCCAGATCGCCAATAACGCTGCAGTTGCCAGTGGCGGGCGAGGCATTACCCGGTTCGGCGCGCTGTTGCGCGGCCTGCCGAAGGCCGTGCCCATCACCGTGGCGGTTCTGGGGCTGGAAGCGGCCATGGGCGGACTGGATGCGCTCAAAATCGTCGCCCAGGACATCTGGAAGCATCACGATCCAGCCCTGAAGCGTGCCGGTGAGGCGCAGCGGGCGTACATCAACCAGGTGCGCGACTCGGCGACACAGCTGCGGCAGCAGTCGCTGGAGTTCATCGCCTATCGTGACGTGGTCATCAAGTCGGCAGAGGAGGTCTCCAAGCTGGGTGAGGCTGAGCGGCTGGCCTACGAAAAGCGGCTGTCTGGCCTCGAGCAGTACCTGACCGCGCAGGAAGGCTTCCTGCTGATGCAGCAGAAGTCCGGCATGGCGACGGCGGAGCAGTTGCAGCAGCTCGGCCAGGTGACGCAGCAGCTGCTGGATGTATCGACGGGATTCGCCGCGCTGCGAACGGGCGTCCAGACAGCCGCCGATGCGATGAAGAACGGCATCGGCGGCGCGGCGCAGCAGGTTGTGACGCAGCTCGAAGGCATCGACAGCAATGCCAAGTTGGCGAACGAGTCCATCCGCAAGATGTTCTCCGGGCTCAACTTCGCCGACACCGCCACGCTTGCCTCCGTGGGCGAGGCCTTGGGCTTCATTGCGACCCAAGGTGGAGCGGCTGAGCGCAACGTGCGTGACGGGCTGCTGGCGACGCTGCAGCAGCTGTCGGGTGAAGAACTGGCCCGCTTCCAAGGCGCCGCCCAGGCGGCGTTCGACTCGCTGCCACAGGCGGCGGTAAATGCCGCGGCGGTGCTGGAAACCACGCTGCTCGCAGCGATGACCAAGCTCGGGGTGGCCTCGGGCCAGTTGGGGGTCAGCTTCACTCAGGTGGGCCGGGATGCCATTGCCGCCTTCGGCGCCGTCACCGAGAACGCGGTGGCCACGGGCACCCAGATCGAAGCGGCATTCAAGGCAGCGCTGGGCAATGTCGCCACGCTGGATGAGGCTCGCACCCTGGGCAACCTGCTGCAGGCCGCCGGCGAGCAGGGGCGGGTGGGCTTCGATTCGGCTGCCCGCGCCGCTGCAGCGCTACGCGCCCGGCTGCGAGAGATCGAGACCGGTCTGAATCCGCTGACCGATGAGTTCCAGCGGCTGGGCATCCAGTCGCAGCAGTCGCTGAACGCTGCGCGCGATTCGGCTTGGGAAGCGTTCGAGACCATCCGTAAGGGCGCTGCGAACGGCAAGGCCTCGGTCGAGGATGTGCGACGCGCCTTCCGTGCTTACGCCGACACGGCGAAAGCCGCCGTGGCAGACAGCGATGCCTGGCGGCGCGCTCAAGTGGAGTCCCAGCTGGATGTTCAGGGCGCCATCTATGAGACCGGCGAAGCGATGGGTGAGCTTGGTGCCAAGGGCGAGTCGGCTCTGGGCCGTGTTGAACAGGGGGCGCAGAGGGCTTCTGGTGCACTGCGTGACGTCAAGCAGGCATCTGACGAAGCCAGCAGTGGCGTGGATCAAGTCGCGGCGAGTGCGTCCAGTGCGGGCGGTAGCTTGGAAAGCGCATCCAACGCTGCCGGTGGGTTCTCTCTCAATATGGGTGAGATCTCGGAACACACCAGGGATCTGCTTGCTCAGATGAACGGGCCGAATGGCCTGCAGCAGTTCGCCAACGTCTGGAATGCGCTGTTCGAGCAGCGACAGGATCTGGCGAAATACACCGAGGAGCAGAAGAAGCTGCTGGACGGCATGGAAGAGGTATCCGGTAAGCGGAAGGAGCTGTCCGAGCGCTTTAACATGGTTGGAGCGAGCGAGCTGGACGCCATCGTGCAGCTGGAAAACCAGATCGAGTCCAAGCGGCTGGAAAAGGAGCGGGCTGCAAAGCAGGCGGCCGAAGACCGGCGCCGCGCCGCCCTTGCCGAGGCCGAGGCCCAAGCGAAGGCGGACGCCTCGCGCATCCAGGCCGGCGACAACAAGGAACAGGTTCTGACCATCGACTGGAAGGCTCCCAGAAAGGATGTAGTGGCCGGCGCCACGGCGGCCGAGATGCAGCAGGCTGAGCGCATTGCTGGCCTGGTCGCCCCCATCGTGCTGCGCAGGATCGAGCGCAGCCGCGCGGTTTCGGTAAGGGGCGCCCGATGAGCCGCGTCGTGCTTGCCGGGGTCGAGCTGCCGGCGGATCTGCAGTGGACCGATGAGTTCACCGCCTGGCGCATCGGGCAGCAGGTGCGCACCAGCCTGAGCGGCGCGCTGATCGTGCAGGAGTCGGCGCGGCAGTCCGGTCGGCCGATCACCCTGCAGACGACGCGCGACGGCCAAGCGTACGTCGGTCCGGTGCAGCTGGATGTGCTGCGCCAGCTGCAGCAACTGAGCGGGCAGCTGCAAGTAGCCCCGATGACGCTGACCCTGCCGGCGCACAACGGCGGCGATTGCACGTTCCAAGTCCGGTGGCGCCGGACCGAGGGAGCTGCCGTCGAGGCAGATCCCTGCCGATTCGCGGTGCCGGCGCTCGATGCCGACTACTTCTCCATCACCCTTCGCCTTATGACGGTCTGAACCAATGACGATCCTTGCAACCGATATCAAGATGCGCCAGTCGCAACGCCTGACCGACAACCCGGATGGCGGCGGCCGCATGGTCCAGACCGAGATCATTGACGGGGCCATGAACAACCTCTTCCCCGACATCGGCGATGAAGAACGGACCACCGGCCGCTCGACGCTGCGCAAGATGTTCGTCCACGTGGACACTCCCGGCCCGGACGTGCTGAAGGATGCGATCGCGGTGCTGATCGACCCGCCGTCCGACCCGCGCGTAACCGTGACCATGTTCGCCACCGGCTCCTACAGCGACGTGCGTCTGGACGCGAAGAACCGGGTGGAGAGCTACATCACCCGTGGCACCGAGTCGCGGTTCATCCTGCTGGGTGACCACTTCATCGGGCAGATGACCATCCAGGTCTACACCACCAAGGATGCGCCCAGCCCGGACATCAACGACAACCTGAGCCTGCTGACGGCGGCCGCTTCGGGGCGCGACCCGGGCGAGCAGTACGTGCGGGTGAAGAACGTGCTCTCCCGGACTACGCGCACGTTCACCGATGACCAGGGCGCCTTCGAGCGGGATGTCCTGGTGATCGAGCTGGTCAACGCGCTGCTGCTCAACTTCTACGGCCAAGAGGTGATCCGCTACTCGGCCACGAAACCTGGCACGCGCGTCTATGAGACCAACGTAGTCGATGCCACCAGCTACCACAGCGTGAAGCGGCTGACGGCTGCCGGGAAGCCCGGCGATCTGTCGGTGCAGATCGACTCGCCGTACGTGCCGATCGTCCCTACTTCCACCGCCGAGACGCCGGTGAGTGACGTCCTGGCTGGCATGGGCACGTTGAGCCACGTCCCTTCGGGCCCGGCCAACAGCTTGGCACTGAGCTTCAGCAGCGCGTTCGCTGCCGGTGTTGCGGTCACGCGCTTCTTGGGCACCGGCATGGCGGTCGGCAGCGTGAAGGTGCTGGTGGGCAGTATCGAGCTGACCGACGACGGCACGGGCAGCTTGGCCTCGGCGGCGGTCACCCCTTGGACTGGCACAGTGGACTACCAGACCGGCGCGGTGTCGCTGGTTCACTCCACCGGGGTGGGTACCACCAGCATCAGCATCACCGCCACGCCGGCAGGCACGATCCCCATGCAGGGCTTCACCGATGAGATTGCGGTGACGCAGAACAACCAGGGCATGGTGTGGCTGACGCAGCTGGAGCCGCTGCCGGCGCCTGGCACCGTGGTGGTGGACTACCGTGCGCTCGGCCGCTGGTACCGCCTGACCGACAACGGCCGCGGCCAGCTCGTCGGCAAGCCGGGGCAGGGCAGCGGCACCATCAATTACATGACCGGCTCCCTAGTGCTGACCACGGGCGCGTTGCCCGACCTGGATAGCAGCATCATCAGTGCGTGGGGCACGTCGATTATCGCAGAGGCCCGGGTGGGCGATGCCAACATCAAGCCGCCTGCTCTGCGGTTCCTGCTGGGACATGCCGGCGCAGTGCCCGGGACCGTGCGGCTCACGGTGCGGGTAGGCGGCGCGGATGTGAGCGTGACCGACAACGGCGTCGGTGGGCTGCTCATCGGAGGCCAGCTGCGCGGGTCGGTGGCGTATGCAACTGGCGAGTGCCTTCTGCAGCTGGAGACCCTGCCGGATGCCAACAGCCAGGTGGCGGTCAACTACGACTGGGCCGAGGTGCTTCACGCCGCGCCGCAGCCGGTGCCGGATGGCAACGGCCTGGTGTCCTTCGCGCTGCCGCAGGGGCCGGTCAAGCCGGGCTCTGTGATGCTGGACTGGGTCATCACCGTCATGCGGGACGCCTACGATCTGGCCTCCGCCCCGCAGCCCATGCGCGTCATTGCAAAGGACGATGGTAACGGCAACCTGGTGGCGGTCTCGGTGGGCGACACCGCGGCGACCACCGCGCTGGGGGCCATCAACTACAGCACCGGCGCGGTGACCCTGCAGGCAGGCAAGTTCATGGTCCGCCAGGTGTCCTACCCGCAGTACGAGCTGCGCTCCGGCCGGCTGAAGGTCGTCGGCTACGGCCGCACCGACGTGCTGGCGCAGTTCTCGGCCGGTACGCTGGTTTCCGCCGGGTGGACGCTGGCCGCCGCCGGCGGGGAGTCGGCCGAAGAAATGCTGCCGCTGCCCCCCGTTTCGCTGCTGCTGACCCCGACCATCAGCGATAGCATCGTGCCGGGCAGCGTGAGGTTCACTTTCCGCGACAGGACGTACATTGATCGGAGCGGTGGTCTGTACCACAGCGTCGATCCTCTGACCGGCGCGGGTGTTTACGCCGGCACCATCGACTACACCGCTGGCGTGGTCAGCCTGACGCAGTGGGTGGCCGGTGGCGCAAACAGCGTGCAGATCCAGTCCCTGCTGACCCGCATTGGTGATCCGGGCGTTGCCAACAGCTTCTTCCGGGCGCCGGGTTCGCCTCTGCGGCCTGGCATGTTCACGCTGCGGGCCAACCGCCTGGACGGCGAGCTGCTCACGGCAACGGCCGATATCAACGGGGCGATCTCCAGTGCCCAGATCCGCGGGACCGTGGATTGGGAGAGCGGTGTCGCCAAGGTCCAGTTCGGCCAGTTGGTGCCGGTGGCTGGCAATGAAGGCCAGCCGTGGTTCGACGCCGACCTAGTAGAGGGCGACCGGATCTGGCGGCCGGCGCTGGTGCAGGCAGGGTCCATCTACATGGGCGCGGTTGTCTATCGCTCGATCCCGCTGTCGGAGGTCGTCATCGGTCTGTCCTCCGTGCGTTTGCCCAGCGACGGCCGGGCACCCGCATTCAAGCCTGGGCAGACCGTGTTGATTCATCACACCGCCAAGCATGTGGTGGCATCGCCCCAGGCAAACCAGACGGTCAACTTCGGCCGCGGCCGGGTGGCGGCCATCGAGGTGCGTGACGCGCTCGGCGCTCCGGTGGATGGGGCATGGTTCGTGGCGGATCTGGACGTGGGCACGCTCAAATTCAGTGACCCGCTGAACCTGGCCGCTTACTCGCTGCCGATCACGATCAGCGAGCGGGTGGAGGACCGGCGTCTGGTGGTGCAGCCGCAGATCACAGGTGAGATCGAGATCAACACTGGCCTCACCCATGACTACCCTGTAGGCGAGGCAATGATCAGCACCGCGCTGCGCTTGGGCGAGGCGAATGGCTCGCTGGATCTTCAGGCGCGGGTGGTGAGCCTGTTCGACCAAGCGGCCTGGTCGAACGTGTGGGCGGATCTGCCTTCCGGCAGCGTGGCCCCGGGTACGTACAACGACACTGACTATCCGCTGGCGGTGACCAACGCGGATGCAATCACTGAGCGCTGGGCGGTGAGATTCACTTCATCCACGCAATACGAGGTAATTGGCGAGACGGTGGGTACGATCGCGGCAGGTGACACCACCTCCGATCTAGCTCCGATCAATCCTCGAACTAATGCACCGTATTTCCTGATGCGGAGAGAAGGGTGGGGCGCTGGCTGGTCGGTAAATAACGTGGTGCGATTCAACACGATTGGCGGCCTTGCTCCCGTTTGGATGATACGAACCACGCTTCCCGGCACCCCGGAGGGTACTAAGGATGCAACGCGGATTTTGGTTGTTGGCAACACCACTGGAGGTGGACAATGAGCGCTACTGCTTTGGTATACCGGAGCACAGACCCCGGCGCCCCTCAGCTTGCGGGTCGTCCTGGATCTCTCACCTCTCTGCTTGATGCCGTGCTGGTAAATGGCTACGGAGTAGGGGCATCAGCAGTGGCTGGGGCTGGCTGGCAGGTCGCTTTTAGTGGATCTGGGCGCCGTGTTTACAGAAACGACCCATCGGCCTCTACGGGGACTTTTCTTCAAGTGGATGATTCTGGAAGTGATCCGAGAATCGCCCGGGTACGGGCATATGAGAGCATGTCTTCGCTAGATATTGGTACCGGCCCCTGTCCAACGTTGGCTCAATCAAGCGAGGGGCGTGTATGGGTCAAGTCAGGCTCTACTGACTCTGAGGTAAGAAACTGGCTGGCAATCGCCACTCGTACGTCTATCTATCTCTTCACCTCGGCCAATGGAGTAAGCGAGGAAGGCTACGAACGCGTGGCCTTGATGCCGCACTTCGCCGGTGACATCAGTTCGCACAAGGAAGGTGATCCCAGCAGATTCCTGTTGATGGACAATGCCTATGCTTTCTACGAGACCGGATTTGTCAATGGATTCACGGTTCCAGCAGGACATTGGGGCAATCCAGACGTCATGCCTAGCGTCGGTGTCGGAAATATTATTCGTTCTTACACCTCGAAGGACGGCGCCGTGCCTGCTGCTATTGCGAAGTCTGGAAATGGTACTTACTCGTCTGATAGGTTGGCACTAGGGGGCGTGGGTGCACCATTCCCGGATCCTGTCACCGATGGTTTGCTGCTTGAGCGCGCGCTTGTATGCGAAGGTCCGGGCATTGTTCGCGGATACCTACCTGGTGTCTATGTGCCTTTGCATGTCCGGCCATTCGCTGATTGTGAGATCGTCAATGACGTTGCAGGCGTTGACGGAGCGGTACTGATGGCGAAAGCAACGTACGGTGCCTCGGGATCCAGGCCAGTGGGGAATCAGGGTTACTTCGGACAGTTCCTCTTCGATCTGTCTACGCCGTGGTGAGTCGATGAGAGCCCTTCATTTCGGCGTCAGCGTAAGTCCTCGATTCAGTGATCGAGGGCCCTTTTTCCTCGGGGGGGATCCACCAAAGGCCAATGCCGAGCTTGGGGATTTTGATGGTCGGACTAAAGTTCTTAATCAGCCGAGAAGTGTTCGCGTTCGAGTGCTGGATAGAAGGCTTATGCGTGTCGTTGCTGACATTACGTCAGCTGTAGACGGGACTTGGCGAATCGAGTTCATTGCGGACAAGGAGTATCTGGTGATCGGTCTCGATGAAGATGGCAAAGTGAATGCTGCTATCCAGGATAGAGTGAGGCCGAGTCCAATGGTGCGTGGCTAATGTCCGTGGTCGGCGCGGGGCTCAACTTGGGGCCCCTCCCTTCTTCACCAGGCTCACATATCAGTCTGAATTTAGGCTGGGAATGGACTGATGATCCTGTTGAACCCGTTCGTCGAGATCTCACCCGCGGCGCCGGATTGGCTTGGACGGCTGGTAAACAAGTTTGTTTGCAGCGGCTCTGTACTTGGGGGACCTCCCGGTCCTCGGCGGTTTCTGCTGGCATGGATTGGAGTGGGTCAAAAGCTCTTGGTTTGAGCACCGGTTTGGCGTGGCAGGCTTCTCCGGTTGTCAAGCGTAGTTTGATGTCAGGCTGGCATGCGGAAATGGCTTGTCGGCCGATGGTCCGAGACCTGGCTTGGACGGCTATGGCATCTTGCGAAATTGCGGTGTCCGCTCCATGGACTTCTATGTTGTCCAGTCATCGTTCCGCACGGCTGCTGAGTTGGCGTCACCAAGGTGTCTATCGCCGCGGGGTCGGCTTGAGCTGGGAGTCGGATCGCCCGACTGTAGGTGCCTTTTCCGCAGTTGGGTGGCGTCATCTTGGTATATCAAGAGTCGCCGCTACGCTGAAGTGGGGCATAGGGATGGGGGTGCCCTGGGGGGTGAGGCCGAGGCCATCCCCAGTCACGGAGCCGGAGCCCTCGCCGTT